ATTCAGTCCGCCAATCTATGGCAACTGATGCTTGGTGTGAACTTCGGGAACATCAGGCCCTTCTTCGATCTGTCGGTCACCTCTATAGAGATGGCCGTTGGACTGGTTCGGATGACGACACATTCCATGTTTATAAGGAAGTCGAACATCCGGCTCTTGGTGAAATGCTTACTTCCCTTGCGCATCCGAATTACTTTCGGTACGACTCGGCGAAAGCGTTTACCACAGAGATGGTGCCGATGCAGTGGCGGCCAGCTATTAGCAGGTCCGTCATTTCGGAGAATTTCGATTCTTCGTTACATCGTCACTTACCGCCCATTACAGACCCTGACACTGGAGACTTTACTCTGAACTTAAACGCTCAGGGTACGGCCTTCATTGTCAAGAACCGTCCAGGTAACCCGGTCGCTCATCTTGGCCAGTATTTGGTTGAGCTGCGCGAATTGCCTGCAGTACCGATATTCTTGGAACGCCGAGCTAAACACTTTCGTGATCTTGGCTCAGAATACCTGAATATCGAGTTCGGTTGGGTACCGTTTGTGCAGGATTTGAGAAAGATTCACAATCTGACTCTCACTCTGCATCAGAGGCTTGCGCTTCTGATTAAAAACAACGGTATCAATGTCCGAAGACGGTCGAAGAAGGTGGTCACCACTGACTCTAGCCTTATTTGGGAAGGGTCTTTGGACGTACCGTTCGGGGATCTCTTTGATACCTCGATCGGAGGCTCGCCTTACCTAGACGGTTACACTCTTTGTGGACCGTTCGGTGGGCTTGTCTCTTATCCATCGACCTGGGGTGGACAAGCGGATTACCGCCTATCCCATACCAAATACGGGACTGAATGGAATTGCGGTACCTTTCGGTACTACGTTCCAGACATCGGGACGAGTCAGTGGACGGATCGCGCGGTTAGAGCTTTGTATGGGTCAAACGTGACACCAGCATTGATCTATTCCGTGTATCCGTGGACCTGGTTAGTCGACTGGTTTGCCAATATAGGAGATATATTCTCTAACATGGCAGCTAATGCGGTCGACAACGAAACCCTGACTAACTGTTACTCGATGTACACTGAAACAGTGTATGACGTAGTAGAAGTTAGTAGTCACTGGGATGCCGTGTCGTCTCCGGATTCTCCGGGGGCGGCATTCGATCTCTCAGCTGGCTCCGTTTCTCTTGTTCACACTCTTTCGACCGTGAACAAATTGAGACGCCAGGCCTCTCCATTTGGTTTTGGCCTAAAGCGTGAAGATTTCTCTTCGCGCCAATTGGCCATTCTCGCTGCCTTACTTACTTCTCGGTCGGACAACAAACGTATCCGACGACTGCAACGAGAGGTGACTGGGTAGCACAATTGCTGTCTCCCCTATTTTGGGGGGAAACTAACAAATAGCACGAGGTGACCATGTTTGCCGACCCGTTTACACTCAACCGCAGATACTCAGCTCTTACGGTGGATGCCGCTGGCGACATCGTTTTGAGTGCAAGTGAACGAGCGGCTGATCACTCTACGTACCGCGCCATAGACGTGGC